AAAAGCCGGTGCCCTTGCTCAAGGGGCAACCGGCGCCGGGTTACCGTTTCAGACCTGTGACAAGTGCGCGGACATTTCCGCCGGTGACCGCCACCCTGTCGCCCGCCTTCAGGAAACCGCTGAATGCGATCAGGTAGTATTTCGTGGAGCTGATCGTGACGTAGGTGGTCGTGGCCACCGTCACGCCGTTGATCTGCAGCGTGCGTGTGGCGTTCGTAATCATCCACACGTTCAGCCAGCAGTTCTCCGTCGCAGTGTAGTCCAGCGCAGCTGAAGACGCGCCGTTATTCAGCAGGATGTTCGTGTAATCAGGGAACTGATACCCGAACGGGGCGATGTCCGCCGCACCGGCCGCGCCGATGTTCGTCCGGACCTGATCCTTTTCCGCATCGCTCAGCGTCTGCTGGGAGACCGTCAGCGTGTCGCGCTCCAGCTTGTTCTTCAGGTTCATGCCGTAGGTGCACTTTGCATAAACGTCAACGTCCGATCCTTCAAAGTACTCCGTGCCGTGATCACTGACCGTGAAGGTCCCGCTCAGGGTGATGCTGTGAGTGCTGGGCGTCGCCCGTACCAGGTAAATGTAATCTTCGTCGTATTCGTAGGCCCGCCCGGTCGCGATCGCCGTCGCCAGGTTCTCATCGCTGTAATCCATCCGGTCGATCCGGTTGATGGCTTGTCCGTTCGCGATGTCGATCTCGTCCCGGGTGTCGCCGACCTGGAACATGCCGTTCTGGAAGTAGCTGGCCAGTACGGAGGAAAGATCCACCGCCGTCAGGCTGAAGGCCTGGAACTCGTTCGGGGTTCCGTTGACCCAGTCGCTCCAGGTCGGATAGATCGCCGTGGTCGTCCCGTTGCCTCCGCTCACAAAAACGTATCCGTCGCTGGGCACCTGGAACACGCCGGCGCTGTTCGGCGTGATCGCGCTCCGGCTGCCGCCGTAGGTCGTCGCGAACTGCAGGGACGTAAACGCGCCATCGATGCGGTATCCGTATTCGTTCGAATATTTGACGACCTTCGCGTAGCCGTTGGAGCTCTGGTACAGGTTCCATCCCGTCGAGACGAACCGTTTCGTGGCGGAATCATTCGCGAAGGCCGGCGTGATCGTGCCGCGGATCTCGGCGACGTACGTGATCACAATCTTGTCGTTATTCGCCTCTGTACCGCTTATGATCGTAATTCCGTAATCCGCCAGGGTTACCGCCGTCCCGTCCAACTTCCAGGTGGTTCCGGAGCTGGCGTACTTGAATTCATACGTCCCGCTTTCCGCCACAGCGCTCCGCCAGGTCGCCTTATTGATGCTCACCGCCAGCTCGCTTTCCTCGCTCACCGGCTGCACGTCCGGAACGACCGCTTCCGCAACGTATCCGGTCTTGACGCTGTTGCCCATGACGCTCAGCAGGTTCGCGTCGCCGTCAACCACGGCAGCCGCGCCGCCGGAACTCCGCTGAAGGAAAGCGCCTTCAGACGATGCCTTGAACGCGGTTTCCAGGTTGCCCGCAAGGTTCACACGCTGGATGGATACGTTTCCTTCACTGTCCGCCGCTTCGCCGTTGACGGTCTTCACAGCGCCCTGCAGCGCACCGACCGCCTCCGCGATGCTGGGAGCGCCAAGCGCATCGGTCAGCGGGATCTCCGCGCCGTTCCGTGTCGCATCGTCCTCCACCGCCGCGATCTTCGCCGATATCGTCGTGCTGTCCGCCCCGCTCATGTGGATGTCCGCAGCCGTCCGGCCCTCAGCCGCTCCGATTGCCGCAGCGATCGTCCTGGTGTCCGTGTCGCTCACCGGCACGTCATCGCCGCTCAGGAGGATCTGGCCCTGGTTGTCGGCCTGCTGTTCGTTGACCTTGATGCTCGCGATGTCGCTGGCATTCGCCTTCAGCGCCAGGGCAGCGCCCACCGCGGCGGCGTCCGCAGCCTCGCCGGAGTTGCTCAGCGTGTCGTCAATCGGCACGGTGATCACCAGCGCGTCTTCCATGGCCTCTTCAAAGACCTCATTCAGGTTTTCGCTCATGTTTAGATCCTCCCGTCTACAGATTCAATCGTCAGGGTGCCCTTGAACACTGTCCGCACCGGCACGCCCTCGACCATTTCCGCATGCTCGCCCGGACCCAGCTGATCCACGCAGCGGGCCTCTGACGGCGTTCCTTCCCAGACCGGCTCCACGTTGTAGCGCCGTTCCGTTGTGTACTGACCCGGAGCCCAGTCGTCCGTATCGTCGTTATGGAACTCGATCAGCACGACGCCGTCGCCCAGGCCCCACTGATCATCCATCCGGTAGATCCGCTGCAGCATGACCGTCCCGTCGCCGGACTTGATCGTGTAGAGCATCCGTGCCGTGTCCGGCCAGTCCTCGCCGCTCGCCCGGCTGCAGTGCACCTTGAACGATCCGGTGTCGCCCGCATTCATCCGGATGTCGCCCGTCACCGGATCATGTACAAATCCTGTCGCCTGTGCCATCTCGCCTCACCCTTTCACCAGGCAGACAGAGACCTGCCCGCCGTCGGTCATAATGTTCGTGCAGGTCGTAAACCCGCGGTACACATCTTCCATTTCCCCGTACTCAAACCGGATCTCCGCTGTTTTCGCCTGATTCGTGAACACCTGGGCGGCATGGCTCAGCGTCCAGCCCGGGATGATGCACCAAAGCGTGCTGCCGGTGTATCCGGCCTCGCCGTTCTCAATTTTCGTCCCGTCCGCCAGGATCAGCCTCCGTCCCATCTGCCTCCATCCTTTCCAGCTCGTGATACATTTCCCTAAGGTCGTAGAGCGTCTGCACCAGGATCTCCATGTTCCGGAGCGTCGGCGCAATGTTCAGCTCCTGCAGCCGGTCGAAACAGTCCTTCAGTTTATCCTTCATTAGATCATACCCGCCTTCCAATCAGCGCATATGTCACGCCATTTATGGTGACCGTCTGCGGCACCTGAACAAGGCCTCCAAGGTAAAAGCTGGTACCAACGTACATGTACGCTGTCCGCAGCGTTGTGGCGGTAGTTAAGCCAGTTGAAAGGTTCCGGATGTCAGCCTTTACAGCCGCCAGTTCCTTCGCCGTCACGTACCCGTCCAGGTTGATCTTCTTCGCGCTGATCCGGATGTTCCCAGGCTCCATGTTGATCTCGCTGATCAGTTCGCCCTTCTTGACTGACATGTCAATCCGGCCTTCCAGCACGTCGATCTTCGATTCAGCTTTCACAATGTCATTCTGCGTCTTTGTGACCCGCTGATGGATGCCGTTTCCGTCAACCATGACCGACGCCACACGGCTCCAGTCTTCATCAGCGCCCTCGCCTGCCACCGCTTCAGCCAGGAGACCGACATGGTCCTTTTCGTTGATGATCCATGCGTGCTTCTCCTCGTCATTCTTGGCAGCTGCACGCCCGCCACCGCCTCCGGCTCCCGCTGTCTTCTGCAGGTTGTTCACGATGTTCGCAACGTCCTGCAGTTCGTTCGCCAGCGTGATCGTGACGCTCATCGGGTCGCTGATGATGTCCGTGTAATTCAGCTTTGTGACGCGCTCCGTGATCTGGGTGCTGAATTCCGGAAGCGGCACCCGGCACATCTTCCCGATCGTGAAGCTGTCCAGCGGTTCGCCGGTGCTCTCCGCCAGCTCAAGGCCGTTGATGCTGATCGTCACGGACGGCTCGCAATGCCTCCGCAGCCTGTGTGTCGCCCAGGATCTCAGCTTCCGCTCAGTGTCCAGGCTCTGGTCGGTTTCGACCTTGCACACGGTCCCGTAGATGCTTTCGTTTTTGCTGACATAACTGCCGGTGATGTGCAAGTTATCCTTGCCGATCGGATAATGCCGGGTGTACATCCGGCTCCTGTCGATCGTCTTCTTCAGCGTTTTGATGTTCCTGTCCGTCCGCATTTCGGACGCCACCGTGCTGTCCATTTTGCGGATATACAGCCGGAACGGATACACGCTGAAGTCATATTCCCAGATGCAATCCTCCAGGGTTGTGCAGACCGTTGTCAGCGCACTGAAAAGATCGTCGCCGTTGAAGTTGTACGGCTCGCTCACATTGAACGCGATCCCGCCCAGGCGCCAGTCGCTCTGCTTGCTCAGGATGTATCGCACGGCCTGCTGCGCGGTGCATTCATCACTTCCGCCCATATCCGCCGGCGTCGTGTCGCCGAACATCACGCGATCCTTCAGCGTGTTGATCGTGTGCTCCAGGGTGATCGTCCGCGTCTTCCGGTCGAACTGTTCGTCGACCGTCTTCACGCGCCAGACGATGCCGGCGCCCGGGCCGTCCTCCCACTGGATCCAGTCGTCCACACTGATCACCGGAACGGCGTCGGAGACCGTCAGCGTTGCCGTGCTCTGCCTCTCGCTCAGCTGCACGCCCAGCTTCTCCGCCTGGAAGCGGTCTTTGGCGCTCAGGCTGTGGCCGTTCATCAGTATGATCATAAGTATCTGTTCCTCCAGCTAACGGTCATCCTGCAGGCACGCTGTGCGGTGTAGCTAATTGAATACGCTCCGGGAGGCACCAGGAAGTCGTTCGCGCTGTTCGCGTCCCTGATGGCCATGGCGCTGCGGTACTCGTCGCCGTTCTTTATGCGGATCCTCACAAGGCCGTCCACATGGTCAATGACCAGCGCTTCCTCCGCCGCCAGTGTGATCCCGCTGAAGTTCATCGTCTTCCCGCCGACCGTCACCGTGCAGCCTTTGTTCTGGGCGCCGCTGGTGTTCTGCAGTATGACATCCGCCTGTGTGTCCGCGCTTCCCTCAATCAGGAAGTCACCGGAACCGGTCGCGGTGCTTCCGCCGGCTTCTGCTGTGCTCGCTTCTTCATCCTCCCAGTACGGCACCGCGTACGCCCGGAAAGTGATCGCGAATTCCTTTGTATAGTCCCACAGGCTGCCCTCTCCGGGTGCCTGTGCCAGGATAACGTTCAGCCTCCGCCCGGGTTTGTAATTCACCGTCAGGATGCCGCCGGTCCGCGCCCATGTATTGATCTTTTCCAGCAGCAGGGCGCGTTCCGTCATGCCGGCTTCGTTCCTGCCGTGCTCATAGATCCGGAACCGGACCGCGATGTCCAGCGTGCTCCGTCTCTGTCCGGTGATCCTCTGGCCGAAACCGCTGGCGGCGTCTGTTGCCGTGATATTCTCCCTGCCCTCTCCGGGCTCGATGCCGCTGATCACGATCCGGTTGTCCAGTTCGTCCATCCAGATCCCGTTCAGCGCGATCCGCCGTTGCAGAATCATCTGATCACCTCGTTATTCAAACATGCTTGCAGCGATGTAATTACTCACGTACGGCGCGACAAGGTTGCCGACCGTCTGGCCGTCCAGCGTGACCTTGATGCCGGAAATCCCGCGGGAAACCGCGGAGGATACCTGCCCCGGCAGGCTCCGGAAGCCCTGAAGGTCGGACGATGTGATGCCGTTGTTTTGTCCGCTCGGGTTCTGCCACCAGGTGCTCGGGATGTCGCTCCACAGATCCGGGTTGTAGTCCGTATCATTCTCGGCAGCGCTTTGTTCCTCGATCAGCCTGTCCAGAAGCGTGTTCAGCCGTCCGAAGAGCGCGCTGTCCTCGCCTCCGAAGGCTTCCGCCATCGCGTTCCATGCATTGTCAAGCGCTTGATCGTTCTCGCCCCAGTTGCCGCTCCGGAAGATATCCCACCAGGCATTAGCCGCCGCCTGCTGGTCTTCTGAAGCGTTAAGACGCGCCCGCTTCACAGGGCTCGACGGTCCGAAGCCTTCCACATATGTCTGGCCCATCTGGTCGATCTGCTTCTGGCGCTCTTCCTGTTCTTTCATGAACTGACCGGCCTGTTCAGCGTCCGCCATGATGCGTTCGTATTCTTCCTCGCCAACATACTCAAGTTCGCCCTTGCTGTTTGATATCCAGCCTTTGCCGTAGGTGGCTTCCATGCTGTCGTCCTTCGTTTCTGAAGGTGTCAGCAACGTTGCCGCAAATGCAAGCCATGGTGCAGCTTGAAGTACAGCAGACGCAAACGCAGAACCGAAACTTGCCCCGGCAGACGCTCCCGCATTCGCAAACCCGGCGAGATCTACCCCGCCTTTGAAAGCGGTAATCGTTTTGATATTTGCGGCAAAGCTCGCGATATTGGAAAGAGCGCTCGCGATCTTCCCGGCTGCCCACAGCCCGATCAATCCTTCGATCGCCGTCTTTATCGTGTTCCAGTTGCTCTCGTCTGTCAGCCACTTCAGGGCGTTCACAAGGCCCTCCAGGGCGGTCCCCAGCGCCTGGGCCAGCGAGTCGTCGCTGTTCTTCAGCTCTTCCGCCAGGCCGGAAAGCATCTCAATGCCTTCCTCTATTGCCGTTTTTATGTTCTGGAACGCTTCAAGAATGTTTTCCTTGACCTTTGCGAGCGCCACGGCCTTCTCGTCCTCGGTCTCCGCGTTGAAGTAGTCGCGGAATGCGTCCAGCACGTTCTGGATGTTCCCGGTGACATTGATCGCCAGATCTCCGAACAGGCTCACGGTGGCCATATCCTTCAGGCTCTGCCAGCTTTCCTTCAGCCGGTTCACCTGGTCGTACAGATCGGACATCCTGTTGATCTGCTCTTCCGTCAGGCCGTAACCGCCCTGCTCTACGTCGTTCTCATTCAGCGCCGCCTTGATCTTGTCCCAGTCGTTGACAAAGTCCAGCGCCTTCGTGAAGCTCTTCCCGAAGATGTCCGTCGCTGCGGCAATCCGTTCCTTGCCTTCCATCTGGCTCAGGGAATCCATGACCGCCATGGCAAATTCCCACTGATCCTCGTACGCTTCAGGCGATACGTTGGCAAGGATGCCGCCGGTCTTATTGTCTGAATTCGACTTCGCCACGATCTTCGTGACCAGGTCGTTCATGTCGGACAGCGTACCGGAAGCTGCAGCTGCCGCCTTGCCCCATTTCTGGATATTGGTGGCGCTGGTGTTCCAGAATCCCGCCATGTCTACCAGGTTGTTCGACCGTGCGGCCAGATCCACGACGGACTCCCACACCATGGCGATGTTATCCTTGACGATGCCGAGCAGACTGTTGAAAGAGCTCTCAATCGCTCCGCTGATACTGCTGCCTACCTCGGCGATCTTCCCCAGGCTGTCCGCCAGGCTGTTCGCAGCGACCACACCCAGCTGGGAGCTGCTCTGGACCTGCTTCATGCCCTCGCTGACATCGTTCAGGCCGTTCCGCATGTTCGCCAGGGCTGTCCTGGCGTCGTTCAGCTTAATCTCCCATTTTGCGACCGCTTCAGAGTTTTCCCCGTACTTTTCCGTGGATGCCGCCAGCGCCTTCTCGTACGCTTTGACGACCTTTTCCTGTTCCTTGATCTGCTTCTGAAGGTTCTTGGTTTTGACTTCGGCTTTTTCCTGTGCGGTGGCGTTCTTGCCCAGCTCCGCCGTCTCCGCCTTCAGTTGACTCTGCAGCACGCGCAGGTTCTGTCTGGCTTCCTTCAGCGCAGCGTTGTATTCTTTCTCGCCCGTCAGTTCAATCCGTTGCGCGATCTTCTGGACATCGTCAGCCAATTGTTCCACCTCACAGTCCTATTTTCCGGCCGATCTTCCCGCCGGCGAGCTGCACGTCGTACTTCTGCCGGATCACGTACATGTCACGAATAAAGCCAGGCTTCATCCGCCTGGCGTCTTCCACACTGATCCCGGCGATGAGTGCGTATCCGTAATACTCACGGACCCGCGTCCCTCGCCGGTTCTTCAGTTTTTTGCTTCAATCTCGCTCAGGTATACATCAAAGACCTCGTCGTCTGCTTCCGCTCCGCCCGTGGTCTCGCTCTTCATTCCGTCTTCAACAGCGGCCCTGATCGCGGCACCCAGGCCCGCCATGGCGGAAACCTTCAGCCGCTTCAATTCTTCGCCTGTAATCGTCTCTTCCTTGCCTTCATAGGCCAGCTGCGCGTTCGCCAGGATCTTGAACAACGTGCGGATCGTCTTCGCCCCGCCGTTCTGGATCTTCTCGAACATCTCTTTCATGCTGCCGAACTCGTCCTCGATCATCTCCATCGCGTACATGTCCAGCCGCAGGCCGTACTCCTTTTCTCCGACTTTCAGCTTTACCATTGTTTTCACTCCTTATCAAATAAAACCCGGAGGCGCCCCTGCACTGAGACGCCCCCGGTCGCACTCATCAGGTGATGCCGGCCTTGCCGTTCAGCCAGGTACGTGCAGCAGATTCACTGGTCGCCCGCAGATGGCTGTAGAACACGTTGTCACCGCCGGAAGTCAGCGTCACAGCAACCGCGTCGCCCGTCAGTGATTCCGTCTGGAATTCCACGGTCTCGCCCTTAGTGTTGGTGCTGTCGCTGTCCTTGCTGAACTGGATCTTATAGACCCAGAAGGCGTGATACGTGATCGCGCCCTTGAAGCGCTCTTTCCGGATGAATCCGACGCCCACGAAGGGAGACGGGCCGTCCGTGACAGTCAGCTCGCTGTTGCTGCCGGTGCCTGCGACGTGTCCGAGGAGAGCCTGTTCAAGCGCGTCGGTCATGTTGCTCAGCTCCAGGCTGAGGGTCATGCCGCTCATGCTGTTTTCAACGTCGATTTTGTGGTCATCAGCGTAGAAGTCAACGTTGCTGTGCTCTTCGCCGATATCCCCACGGATCATGTAGTCATCCAGCTTCACGCCGGTGCCGTAAACAATCGCGCTGCCGTCGCCGCCGCTGGTATACGGGGCGTACGTAAGCCCCTTGATGCCGATTTTCGCCATAGTGTTTTCACCTCATAATCTCGTTTTTGATGCGTTCAGCTTCTGCCCGCATGGCGGCGCCGACCGCTTCCTGCAGTGTCTTGGTTTTGCCGGTTATGAACTTGTCTCCGGTCTTCGCGGTTCTTTTCCCTCCGCGTCCGTAGTTAGTGATGAAAGCCTTCTTCGCGTTGGAGATCCCCCGGGAGTCAGTTCCCTGCGGGTAAACGTCCTGCCAGCACTTGTCGATGCCCTCGTGATACAGTCCAGGCGCAAAGGCCTGCTGCATCTCTCCGGTCATGATGTGATGCGCTTCAGCCGTGCGCTTCTGCATTTCAGCGACTGCCGCAGCGCTCCCGGCCTGTACAATCCGTTTCGCGTTCTCGCGGTTCCCGAGCTGCTCCAATGCAAGCTCGACATTTCCGATATCGCCGACGATCAGCTTCATTCGCCATCACTCCGCAGCAGAGAGCCGTACAGGTTTACCTGCCACACCCAGACAACCTTGCCGACCGTATAGTCGAAACTCCGGCTGATCGTGTGAGTCAGATCTACCGCTCCGGCCTCTTCCAGTTCTTCCAGCTTATCCTGCACCGTGTACGCGATGGTGTCGTCGTCCCCGGTCACGTACGCCGTGATGATCACCCGCCAGATGGAATCAATCAGCTTTCCGTCCGCCCAGAGCTGGCTGGCCTCGCCGCTGAGCTCGACAACGCCGTAGTCATCCGGCGCTTTGTTCCGCCAGGCATCCCGGACGAACTCAATGCCATCGATCGTGTTCAGCTGTGTGACCAGCTCGTCCACTACATCGGTCCTACGCGTCCTCGTCCGTGCCATTCTCGTCATTCCTCTCTGCCGTGATCTCAATCCCGCCGTCGCTCGTCAGGTAAGTCCGTACGACCCGGTATTTCTTTCCCCCGTACCGGAGGAAGTGCTCGCCCTGATAGTCCGCATCCAGTGTCAGTTTGAAGACCAGCTCCGGCTGCACGCCCGCGTTGAGTGCGTTGTAATACTCGCTGCGGGTCACGCTCCGGATCTCTGCCAGTACTTCCCGCACGGTCTCCGTGATGGCCTCGTGCACGCCGTGGGCGCTCCGTGTTTCGGTCACCAGACCGATGACGTCAGCCCTTACCATCAGCACTCACCGTCCCCGTATACCGTGTAGCGTTCCGCATGCATCAGCTGGACCTTCTGCGTCTCGTAGGCTTCCCGCAGCCGGTCGAAATCGTCCGGGCTGCCGAAGTACATCCGCGCATACGTGATCAGCGCCCTCTGGACCAGCGGATCCTTCAGCGTGCTGTTGTC